TCTTATCAAGGGCTTCAACCATCACGCTTCTATCATGCTCATAGCGTTGTGCGAATTCTTCACGTAATTCAGCACGAACTTGTTCACGGGCTTCATTAAGTTTGCCTTCCCAAGCCTCATTGAGTTCTTGGGCTACATCCTCTTTAATTAAACCGCTTTCAAGTAGTGGTTTGATAGCATCAAACATGCTTTTTTCCCCTTTAATTAATTTTTAGGTCCTTGATGAGGCGCATTACTTCCTCTTTCAAGTACTTTTCTACTTTTTTGTCACCCTTAACTTCTTTACCAATTTGTAAAAGTTTATGACCATACTTCATGTTCATCGCACCTTCATAAATTGCTTTTGGATACGCATTTGGTGCGCTTGGTTGGGCAACTATATCTACAGTGATTATTTCAAAATCACTGACACGGCCGTCTAAATCATTGACATTACCACTGCCTCGACTAGATACGCCTAGTTTAACACCACTCTCCAACATAGTCTTTACTAATTGACCCATTGGAGTTGGTAGAATCTTTAATTTTCCAAAACCATTTGGACCGTCCATCCACATACTAGTAATCATATGTGATACACGGTCTAAATTAATCTTTAAATCATCAGGGTGATCTACTTCCCCTAATACTGAGTAACCTTCGCTAATTTGTTTGTTAAGGGTCTCGACTGCGTTCTCAATTTCAGAAACAGGGTAAACACGCTCATTTGCGTTCTTCACCCCTCCCTGAATGAAAATCCCTTTCATATAAAGGGTTTTCAGCTCACCGCCTTCTTCTTTAACACTTTCAACGACCATGTTAGCACGGTCAAATGTCAAAGTTTCCTTGAGATACAAAGCCATTTGCTCTCAGTTCCTTAACTTTTGGCTACTGGACTATGCTTATCCGCAGCACCGTCTTTTGTTACTGGCTTAGGTGTTGACTCGCCTTTCTCTCTAAAATTGTCCTTAGCAGGACTATTTTTAAAGTTACCAGCTCCTTTTACTTGTGTTTCACCTTTGCTATATAAATTACTTGGTCCTTTTGGACTTGTTGGTACACTTTCAGCAGCCCCACTAAATTTTACAGGCTTGCTGTCCATTCCTGCTTGTCCGCTATTGTTTAAATTAGGACTCTTGGTTTGTACACCATCATCACCCATCTTACCATAGGTATTATATGTTGAACCACCAACTTGTTTAAGGTTAACGTTTTCCATCATAGCAACTTCTTCTTCGTCGCCCATGTCTTCTACATCACCCATATCGTCATCACCACCCATTTGGGCTTGGAACTCAGCCATTAGTCTTTCTAACTCATCAATTTTTTCTTCGGCATCAACCATACGGTCTTCTAAATCTTCTTCGCCGTCCATACCATCCATACCTTCTTCATCACCTGGCTCTAGTTCAATGGTTTCTTCATCATCAATGTCTAGGTCTTCTTCTTCTGACATTTCTTCAGCATTAATCTCATCAAGTAAATCGCCTACTTGACCGCCCATGCCTTCTTCCATGTCATCTTCCATGCCTTCATCCATTGATTCGTCCATCATTTCTTCATCCATGATAGATTCATAAATTTCACGGGATTTTTCAACAATTATTTCATGAAATAACTGTCTTGCTTGTTCTTCATTCTCATTGATAATTAAATCAATAAGTTGTTCAAATTTTTTGTTATCCATTATAAATATCTCCTGATTGGAATGGCTTTGTAATAATTATTTAGTTGATAGTCAAAAAAATAGCTCAAAATAGTCTATTTTTTTGCGTTTTTGGTAGGATTATAGTGAAGGTGCTTGTGCTTGTTCTGGTTTAGCACCATATTGTTCCCTTACTTTTTTAAGATGTTCTTTTTTTTCGTAATTTCTTACATCCATCATTTTACGTAAGGTTCTAATTTGTTTTAAAGTTAATTTAGTTTTTCTACTCATTTTCCACATAGGTCTACTGTTATCATCTTTTAAATCCTGATAACCAGCTATGGGTGTGTCAAACATTTCATTTAGTAACATAAAATTATTTATCTTTATTATGCTGGGACACTAGCTCCTGGAGCTCCAATTGGAGCAGGTGCTACTCCTGGTGTTTCAGCTCCAACAGGACCTGCTACTTCAGGACCTTGAGCTTCTTCTTCACCTTGTTCAATTTCATCTACAGTATCTTGGTCTGATTGAATATCACTTGCTGATACTCCAATATTTCTTAAATCACTTCCAGTTGGTTCATCTACAATATCCTTCTTGTTTTCTTCAGCCCATAATTTTTCATTTTGTTTGATTTCTTCTTCGGTAAGCCCTAAGAATCTTTCTAAAGCAAAACGTTTACTTATATATGGAAATGCTTCCATGGTACTAAATGTGCTTACTCTAGCTGTGTCTAATTCACTTTGTCTATAGGCAGCAAAATTTTGAGGAGGATTAAAAACAAGATTAAACAAACCACTATCAATGTTTAAACCTCTCCAACGCAAGAACAACTTAAATTCTTCATCTAACTTCATTGCCATGTAACTTTGCAATCTTTCACAATATTGATTGAACCTAAATTCTTGAATCATCGCTGTACCAACACGTCCATCACTTAATGGGGTTGTATTATCATCTGGTCCAGTAGGTAAATAACTACTAGGTACTCGCAAACCTCTTGCTAGTCTATTGTTAAAATATTTTAAATCGTCAATTTCGCCCAAATTTTGACCGCCTGGTAATACCTCTACACTACTACCTCTACCATCTGCTGTAACAGGAAAGAAATAATCTTCATTCATACTTAATGGATTATATGTAGCATCTACAATGCTTTGTCCACCATATAAACTTGGTATTCTACGTTGATGTATTTCATTTTTAATTCGTTCTACAAAAGCCATTGCTAAATGACTTGGCATATTACCAACATCTATTTTAAACATTCTACGCTCAGGAGCACGTTGAACACGATAAATTAAAACAGCATCTTCTAATAATTCTTTTTGTTTGTAAACTTTAAAAATATTTTCTAAAATACTTTGTCCAAATGGCCAAAATCGATCAAGACCTTCAGTTAAACTTATGTGAACAATATGTTTAGCATCAATAGCACTTTCACTTTGTCCTAACGTAAAACGACTACCTGTTGTATTGTATGGCATCGCAGGTACAGTGTATGGTGTATTTGTTCCACCACCTGTACCACCTAATCCAGTGGCTGGATTAGCAGCAAAATCTGTATTTGTCTTTTGTGCTACACTTAGATTCTGTAGGTTAATATTAATATCTTTTAATACGTATTGTTCAGGTTTTTTCCCTTCACTTTCATTGACAATGACCTTTATTACTTTTACCATGTCAACCCAATATAATTTAAAGTTTTCAGGATCACGCACAAAAACTTGATCACCATATTTGATGACGTTTCTAAAAATCTTAAAAATACGATTATCAAATTCGTTAAGTTTACACCATTGTTGTAATTGAGTTTTTAATAATTCAACCTCATGTGGTGTTGGATCATCTTTCCAGTCAAAATTAAATGGAGTTTTATTATGTTCATTTTTTTGTGTAGAAAATTCTGAAATAATATCTAGGCAGGCATTAATTTCTGCGTCAACATCCATCATTTCATATTGGTTATAGCGTTCTATACGATTTGGATGCCCTGTATATACTTCAGGCAATCTGCTCATATAATTTTTGTAACCAAACTCTGTATTGTTCCAACCACCTGTTGGTGTATCATTTGCTCCCATATTATTCCATGCGCCTGAATTACTGCTAGCACCTGAAATTGGGCTTGAAGTTCCACTTCTATTAAGGAATTTTTTCTTATAGGTCATATTAATTATTTAGTTTATACCCTTGAATATGAGAGTAATTTATTTTGAATAGTAACACCTGTTTCTAAAACATCAATCATAGAATCAAGTTTAGAATTAAATGTATTCTGTGCATCAATTAACATATGAAACATTTCACTCATTTTTGTTGTATCTGTACTCACCGTCGCTGTTTCTTTACTAACAGCTTCAGGAAAAGCAGTTTCAATTGGTGTTTTTTCTACATTATTGCTTAATTTATCTTTAAGGTTGTTAATCATTTCTTGAGTTAATACATACTCATTACTTTTTAACAATACTGGAAATTCTCCAGAAAAATCATTTGTACTACTTTTAAAATATCCACCGTCATGTGCCACTTCAACATGAAAATGTCCGCCTGTTGTTTTTGACGTTTTATTAGCAAAATATTCATCTAAAACTTTACTAGCACCCATAGACTGTAACTGCCCTACTATATCTTGTGCCTCTTTAGCATCTTTTGGAGGAGGATTCATAGCAAAGTCTAATGCTTTACCAACAGTATGTTTACTGGTCTTTCTATTTTCTTGGTGAAATTTATCATTTAATGCTGTAATAACAACACCAGGAAAAGTTTCATTAACTTTATGTGCCATTGCAATAAGATTAGGATCAGTTACACCACCTCCTGTTCGTTCTTCTCTACGACCACCAAAGTTTAGACCCGCTAAAGGATCTCCTTCTCTCTTTCTTATTTCAGCACTACCTGCGGATATTCTTTCTTCTTTAGCAGCGCCAGCCATAGCTTCTAATCTACTACCTATACCTTCTAACCCAAGCGCACTTAAACGTTTTCCTAATAATGATCCTGTTTGTTCAATACCTTTGGCAGCGTAAATTCCTGCTTTATCTATTAAGTCGGCTTTCGCTAAAATATCTTTATCTCTTTTAAGTAATTCTGCTTCTCTTGTTTTTTGCTGTTCTAATACTTTTTGTGGATCTCTAAGTATAGCTTGACCTGTCGTTCCTACACCTAACATTTTAGCATAATCCGCTATTATACTACCAAATTTATCAACAGCTACTCCAAATTGTCCTGCTGCGTGACTTAATGTTCCAGCTGATTTTTCATCTTCAATAGCTTTTTCACGTAGTTGTCTTTGTAAATCTACACGGTCTATGGTTTCTTTATTATTAACTTTTTTCAATTGCTCAATAAACTCATCAAGACCCATGTTTTTCTTTTGTGCTGCGTCTTCCGCTTTTGACATTTTATCACCAAAATCTTTTGTAGCACCAAACATATCTGGTAAAACGCTTTCAAATGCCTTAGCATTGTATTTGCCTGTACCAGCAAATTGTTTAGCAAACGCAGTACTTTCTTTGGCAGCTAATGCTATATTTTCGCTTGGCTTTCCTAAGCCTTGTACCATTCTGTCAAATGCTTCAGGTGCCGCCATTCTAGCTTTTGCTGCCTCAACGCTTGTAATAGCACCGCCTGCTGCTCCTGCTTTTGCTATACCTGCTGCTAGACCTTTAGCTCCTGCTGCGTATAAAGCCTCAGCATTTTTTAGCACATTTCCTAATCTTTCTTTTTCTTCTTGTGTATTAGCATCAAGCATAGCTGCCCGCAATTCTTCAATAGCTAAAATTTGATTACGAGCTTCTTCTTGTTCTTTTCTTGTAGCACCTGTAAGTTCTGCTAATTTATCCATTTCAAGGATATATTTTCCTGCTGCTTTACTTAATTCTGCCTGTGTTTTGTTATTTGTAAGACCTAATCGTGATTGTTGTGTTAAAAATTGCAATGTATGTTCACGCTGATCCGCAGCAGTTATTCCCATTATTTCTAATGTTCTACCCAAATCACTTTTTATTAAGCCACCTGCTGTGCCTACGAATTCTTTTAAACTTTCACTAGTGCTAGGTCCTAATAATCTTAACTCTTTACCTGCTGATTTTACTAAACCAGTAAATTCACTTACTTCAGCCATAGACATTTGCATGGTATGTAATTGATTTTGTAATTCTTTCATACCACCAACACCGATCATGCTAGCTTTACCTAATTCATTAAATCCTTGGAATAATTTATCCTTTAATCCAGCAATTTGCGTCGCAAATTCTAATGCTGTATTACTAGCTTTAGCATAAGTTTTAGCAGCTATACCTGCAGCTGCCGAAGCTGCCCCGAATGCCATACCAACTGGTCCACCAAGTATAGCCGTAACACCACCTAATCCTATTAAAAAGTTTCCTATTTGATCAATAACATTATTAAAAGATTTTCCAACTTGTTCTGATTGTCTAGCTACAACTTGTAGACCCCGTTCACCTGCTAATATACTTTTTGTAAAAGTTACTTGGGCATCATAAGATGTCTTCATAACTGTTATAACTCCATCAATAGCAAGTCTTAAACCATGTAAAGCCATTGTGGCTCCTATACCGCCACCTGCCATATCAGTTAATTTACTTTGTAAAGTATCTAAGGCTCCTTCAACACTAGAATTTGATTGTAATATTCTTTTTGCTGCTTCGCCTTCTTCTTTACTATTTTTTACAATAACTTTTGTATTATCTTGTTCTGCTTTGATTCTTTTTTCAGTAGCCTCAATAGCAGTTTCTTGTGTTTTTGTTTCTTTATCTTTTTGATCTTTATTATTATTGACAAGTTTATTAACCTGTTTTGACAATTTGTCAAATGATTCACCTAATTTATCACTAAAGCCTCTGGTAACAGTAAATGACGAGCCAAGGTTATTACTTGTTTCGTTAAGTTCATTGAACCTTCGATTTAATTCTTCTATAGAGTTTGGGTCTAAATTTTCAGCCATTTTTAGGGTTTATAAATATACAATCTATTTATCGTCAAAAAATAACACAACTAGGAGTTGTTATGACTAACCCATTAAAACAGTATTTTCGCAGACCTGCTCTAACCATTAAATTACCAAGTGAAGGAAAGTTTTATCCTGATGGAGCAATTGA